CCCTTGTGTAATTAAAGAAAAGAGAAAGAGAAATCACTCTAAGTATCCTCCTAAGGCAGTACCTGCATTATTCAGTAGTAGCCACTATATTACTTCATATAGCTGTCCACTCAGAGCTATCCTCTTTATAGGAAATCCCCCCCTTCGTCACCTACACCTGGTGAAGCGAGAAAAGTAAGTTGTTGTTGTAACTCGCTTGCTTGGGTTGCTTTCTCCATTCGAGAGCCTAAACTACCAGCGGCACCACAAATCTTCCCATACGCATACTTGCGTTCAAGGTTGAATTCGTGCCAGTTTCGGATTGAAACTTGATAGCCTTGAGATCGGATTATCTCAGCGGCCCTATGAACAAGAAAGTCATAAGTCTCACGCCCGTGTTCAGCAATGTAACGAGCGTAAGTGTCGAAATTTGTTTGTAGGCAGTCTTCGAGTACTCTGCCTTCTTTTGTCCAGTTCATAAGTTCGAAAATTGGTTCCAATTGAACTGGAGCCCAGCAAATATCTACATATTCTGGGTCTTGTCGGAACTTTCGTTTTAGGAATTGTGCTTCATCCATTTTGACGAATGGTACAAACTCGTCTCCTTTAGTAGCCATAGTATACTGGAAACCATGTACGGTCATTACTGTACCGATGTTAACCATATTAAAGTAATCTACAGCTTCAGAAGATTCGCCTATATCATCGTCGCCGAAATACACTCCTGTGACATTCGCGTCGTACACATCCATAACGTTTGTTCCTCTTGTATCATACTCATCCCATAAGTCTTCATCAGAATTATCTGGTTTGAGTAGTCGGTTTTGTCCGTCGACGAGCATTGGTAATAGTGGTCCATCGAATGCAATATTCAAATACATTTCCATAAAGCACGCCCTCATCATACAATCATTGGGTTGGGAATTAAAAATGGTAGTTATTACACTCCCAGAATTATTACCGTGATGTTTAGAATAAACAATCCAAGCTCCTACTAACGAATTAAATAAGATATGGACTGATTGTAACAACTCGGCAAATAAAATAGCCCTCATGTCAAAGAATTCGTCCTTATAAAAGTCTTGCATAGTATAAAGCAATACTCGAGCCCACTGATTAAGGATGGCTCCGTCATAATTACTCTGGTCTCCTTCTCGTACGCGTCGGCCTCCGAATGGGAACAAACGGTTTCTTAGATGGGCCCACTCGGGTCCCTCCGGATTTATCCCCACTGCACACGAATTATCATTGTGTGCTGCCATTGTTGCGGCGATAAAGTCACCCATATACTTTTTACAGATATATGTAAGGGCGCATGGTGATATAACAAACATGCGTTGTTTCCCTTTTAACACTTTTTCTGTCGGTACACGAGCGTCTTTCTTGCAATCTTGCCAGAAGAACATAGGACGTTCACCTTTTAAAAGCTTTGCTTCTGCTTCATCTACAGTGGTTCTGAACTCATCATCTATAATAGTTCCGTTTTCGAAATCCATAAAATCTCTTTTACCTGCTTGTTTTGCTCGGCGAGAGAAAGGATACCCCATTGAGGAGTCTTTATTCAACGGACGTATATAGTCGGTGTTTACATTACCAGCTATAATTTCAGCCTCAGTTTGCAATTGCGGTTCACGCTCTTTGTATCGATCTAGCGATTCATTCCAGAGTGTTCGGACTCTCCAGCCCACTGCTTCTTCGATATCAGCAGCGAAAGGGACGGTCATGCGTCCATACTTTTCCACCTGCTGTTTGCACGGATCAGGAATTCCCAACCGTGCAACCTCCTGTCGCGATAGTGTTGGTCGAGTGGTATGTGGATGTATCTTATCAAACGTCGGTAATTTAGTATACATAGTCTTCTCTATAGAGCCCGGTGAAACCGAAGAAGCCAAGAAGCCTATTGGCGTTAAGCAACGATCTCCAGTAGCTGGAAAAAGTGCATCAATCTCGATCCTAGTCAAATCAATGGTATCTATTAACCGCACTGTGTCAGGCATTTCTGGTACCTCGGCGGCCTTATCTACATAGCCAAAAACTTGCTTGATCTGAGACGCAACAGTCCCAATAGCCTCTTTTAACTCCGATTCAAGAATTGGTATTCCTCCACCAAATCCCGTTCCAGATTCTATTCCTTTGTGTATACCAAATATCTTACGTTCACTACGTCTATTATAAAGCACCAACGGGGATCCAGAACATCCTGCTATAGACGCGGTTTCATACCGCACTCCTACCATATACTGTTCTGAGCCTTCCGCCAATTCCATTGTGCCTATAAACTTTATCGGTTTACCCTTCATGACTTCTGCTACGACCTGTTCTTTTAAGTACATCACGTGTCCAAGTATAATCTTTTCACTTGTTAAGTAATCAGAAAGATGGTTTAAGAAATTATGCGTAATCGTTTTGAACGCTTCTATATCAATGCCAAAATCATAAATACCCCAATCAACTGTAGGATGCATAAAGCACCTGTTTGGATTATATGAATGGCGTGTAAAAATAGATTGTCCATGTTTCTTTCGCATAAGTATCATAGTAGATCCACTCTCTTCTATCGATTTCAGTACATGCTTATTAGTCAGTACTATTCCATGCTGGATGCCTATACCTTGCCCCATAACTTTTTGCGCTGTTTCAATTGGGGTATATTCAGAGGTTCGAGTAAACCCGATAGCTACCATGTTTGGCAGTACTCTGTTATTAAGAACGGCATCAGCATTTTGATCTCGAAAGACAGTTTCTACAATCTTTTCTGATAGATCCACTTCCATTTGGTCATTAACTTGCTTGTGCACAATTGGTGTTACTTTACGACGTATTATCTGGTCGAAAGAGTATGGGTTTGACCCCAATTGATTGGTGACTTCATGGAGTCCCAAATCTCGCTCTAACTGACCAAGAGCTGCGCCATATTGATGAGTGGCGTCGTCGAAAACTGTCTCAGCTACATCAGGTGACAGGTCAGGATATTTAGTTGCCATAGATCTCATAAATTTAGGTTTGCGAGTTGCTGCGTTTTGTTGAAATCGCATTAACAGAGCTCCTTGATCTTCAAGTTCTTTTGTGGTATCTCGTTTAATCATCCACATAGCAAACAATCCTGAAACCAAAACACCTACCATAGTGACAATAGGGTGTGCGCAAATTGTATTCCAAATCTTTGATCCAGTTGACCGGATAAGTCCATCTTCTGCTGTGATTCGCTCAATGATTCGCGAAAACACATCCTTACATTTCCATGGCTGTTGCATTTGCACTTCGCGTTTTATACAGAGTGTTAATTCAAGCAAGCGATTCAATCTAATGAGATCACGTGTTCCTATCTTTACATCTGTATAAATCTCTATCATGGTGATTGCTATATTGTATGTTTCTTGATCTACAATATTGCTCACCTGTCCAGCATCATGATAAAAGACGAGAGGTCCCTTTAATGCGTGTAGCATATTTCGTAAACGAACACAATCATCGAGTGTAGTATCAGGATTGTATGCGCGCATAAAGAGTTTAACATCTTCCCAATCAACTTTAGGCATTTTCACATCCGGCATCTGATCTTGTACACGCATTCCTTCTAATCGACGTCGCTGTTCTTCTTCTTGTCTGAAAAGTTCCGCTAGATTTTGATCAACTTGTACCAATCGAATACGTTGTTCTTCAGCTTTAATTTCCACGACAGCACGACTACAGGTTTCTAATTCTTCAATAACTTGATTTTGCTTATCCATATGTTCTGTGTATCTTCGCTTAGCATAGAGAAGCATCTGTTTATGGTTCATTACTTCCACTCCATCTTTTCGCATTCCTGTAAGTGGATCAAGCACTTGAAACAACAGATGTTCTTGGTTATTTTTCGGTCGGTTATTAAGAATCCATACTTCTCCTACACGTTCTCCGTGTTCAGGAGCTACTGTCACTTCCACCAAGTCGTTGACTCGGCGGTTAATCGCATCTGTAAAGCGTATATTTGCATTATCCTGGAACCGGGCTTCATTACCCGTAAGTACCATCAATTTTGACTTGAAGGTACGACCTTTATCTCCCATATGTGCAAAGAGAGGCATAAAGGCTTGATTTCCATTCATCATGATCATCAACGCTTCACAGCACGAATCTTTCCGATATTGTCCAAAATCATCAAACATGATATTCTCAAAACCTTTGTATCCGTCCATACGTTCATTTTTCTCATTGATAGAATAGACTTCTTTTGGTAGATCTACTATCTCTGGAAAATCGCGTAAAAACCGAGTAGCATAAGTCGTTTTCCCTGCTCCTGGTTTACCGTAAAATTTAATACAGTATGGATCTGGTCGTGTTTTCATTTCTGATGTTCGTCGCTCCGCTTCTCTTGTAACTCGTAAAAGTACTTGGTGTGCCATATTAAAATTTTGCCGTTGAGCTATGCTGAAATCTGCTGTTCCTAATTGATGTGCTTCTGCTGTTAATTCTGTGATATTATCACGATCAAATTCGCTAAGAATATAATTCGGGTTAGCCAATCGCACTTCCAAATCTCGTGCTTTTTCTAAAAATTTTGAAACTCGCGCATTAGTGTTAAAGTCTTGGCCAGTAAAAATGTAATAACCTTTCTCCATAATCCATGAGAACAGATCAAAAACCAATTTTATTAATCCGGCTACACTTTTACATGCGTTAACAAGACGTCCAGCAGTACAAATATCAGCTATCTCTTTCTTAAAATATTGATTAAATTTGGCAAGAGCCATAAATGGCATAGCTGCAAAAGACGAAATTGTATTGAGTAGAGTCCAAGTACTTTGTACTGAGCCGAGGATTTCCTCCCCATCTGCTCCGGCAATGCAATCTTTAAGAATCATGGTGTCTCCAGTAGCTTTCGAATAAATAGGAGCGACCAATCCCTTAAAGAATCCAATAACTGCATCCTTTAGTTTCTTTGGCCATTTCACTGATATTAACATGTGTGTAATCTCGATGATAAAGTCCATCACTGTATGTGCTTTAACTATATGTCTCAAATGTAACATAAGGTTCATAACGTTAGCCAAAGCATTACTTTCACTAAACGATTCCATAGATAGTGTTGCTACTTGGCCTTTTAAGTCTCCGATAACTTTAGTGACCTTATCTTGAGCAATAACTACTTCACGTTCAATACTTTGTCTGAGATGTTGAGTACTACTATCAATACTATCTTTTACTTTCAGATCAAAATTACGATGCGCTGTTTGGAGTGTCTGTCCTGCAACAATTGATGCATTTACACACTTTTCTTCTGCTGTGTTCATAATACTCTGGGCACTCAATGTAGTGTGATCTACTGTTCGTCGATAATCCACTAACAACTCAGTAGTTTTCTCCATACTGTATTGCAAAACGTCTTTAATCACTGTAGCTGAATGTTGTATCTCTTGAGTTGCTGATTGAGCTACCATAGCAGTACTATCACACATAAGATCTACTTCATGTCGCATACTTGTTGCTGTCTGCACTACCGGACTTAACGAAGCTGCTAAATATCTAGATACAAAATTATCTTGTCGTGCCTGGTCTGTTTGCGTTGCTGATGTAGTCATTTCTGTATCTATATCAACGAGCCTCTCGCTGAGATCACTCTCAGAGCTAGGCTCTACCGACCGAAAATCCGTCGTTTCTGATGATATTAAGTCTGTACCCTCCGCTTCTAACATATATCCCGGAGGTATATGTAGTTGCGTAAAGCCACACGCTCCACTATCTTTTTCCATCTGATCAATAACTACAACGTTGCAGTCTTGTTCACCAGTCCAATATAAAGTATCATCTTCACATACTGGTTGGCTCCAACATGGTCCCATTTGATCTTCTACTATCATCTTAGGAGTTGGAATTGGTATCGGTGTTTCAGACAGTATAGTCGTTCCAGACGTAGCATGTTCAAAACGTCCGCGTCCGGTTCTCCAAGGCATCCACTGTGTGGCATACCAGTTATACAAACAATAATCATCTGCCCCACAAATCGCATACATATACTGCATCTTCATCGGAAGTGGTGGTTTATTATATCCTGTCTGATCCATGATAAAAGTTCTTATAGCAAGATCTGAAATATAAAACGAGTTCTTCACCGTCGTACAATCTAGTCGGTAAGTGCTCAGATGGTTAAGAGCACTCTGCCATTTAACATTATACTCCATGATATTAACTTTATCGAGTTGTTGATAGGATGCTCCCATCATCGGTCCTGTAATATCATCAGTCGTAGTATGATATGTTTTAGCTTGTGCTACTTCAATGATAGCTCCACGTAGATCAGTTCGTTGTATTGTTTCACCTACTTTAGTCATCTGAAATGTAGGTACATTTAGGAACACATCAAAACCGCCTCGTTCCCAAGTCCATAATCCACGCAATGCTTTAATATTATTAACGGCAACGCTATTTGTATATTTCGTACTTTCTGGATGGTACCAGCTTATAAGATCTACGCTAGGATACGTCTGTGTTTGATTAGT